GACGGATACAGCGTGACCTGCCATGTTTCCCTGTGGCAGTCCGCCTGATTCTCCCGTAGTGTTCAGTACTTCTGACACGATTACGGGTGTTTTTACGCCTGTTATATATTCTGGGCGTTGGAGTCGTTTATCACTAGATCTAACTCCGAAGTGAGTTAAGATATTTTCGATGTATCGAGTTCCGCCTCTGGCGTTTTTTTCGAGCCATTCTTGAAGTCTGAAGGCTCGACGTAGTTCGTTAATTGTTGTAGCTCCGACCTCGAGTGTATCTTGAGGGTCGTATGCTTGTTTGTTTCCTGTAATGTTGATTTGTGGTGTACCCCCTGCGACCTGAGAGATGGCTCCAGCTAGTACTGTATCTGTATCGTCTCTGAATACAGGTGTACCTTTTGTATCCCAGTTTGCTTTTAATGTTACGTCTCCTAAAGGAATGTCGACGGCTGCTCCTTTTTGTGCAAATGGTAGTGAGCTAGTGAAATAGTCGTGCTCAAGTGCACGTTTTCTCATGGTGGCGAGGTCTCCCACGGGGTTAGTACCGTCAGTTAATGCTGTTGTTACTGCGGGTATTAGATTTTGGTCTCTATAATATTCATTATAGATTAGTTGATATGCAGATAACGGCATGGCGTTAACTAATTGGCCTGTTCCTCCGACGGGGCATGGTGGTACGCCCATATAGTCCATAAAGCGTTGTTGGTCTGCTGTTAATGATGTATCGGAGAGAATCCGTGGGATTCCTCCTGTTGGTTCGTTGGTGATAAATTTTTCCCAATTTTCCCAAACGAGTCTATTTGGTACGAAGAAGTAGTGCACCGTCGCATCCATTCGGTGCATAACGGGTGCAATAAGTGGTGCGAATCTTATAAGAATTTCGCTTCCGATGGTAAATTTATCTCCTGGTACGCATTCCGCGATACAGCATGGCATCAGGTTACCCATTCTGCCTGACATTTTTACATCGTGTGTTAAGTCAAATGTATTTGACTTTGGTTTAGTTAATTCAATCGTTTGAAAGATATTCATAATCTGATACCTCCTCTGCTGACTGTGTACTTTGTACTTTTTCGGCTTCCGCCTTTTTTTGCTTGTTTCATAGTTATGTTTTTTTTATTTAGTTTTCTTGCTTGTTATTTTATTTTTCCACTCCTCCTTATTCACGTTTTATTCGCGTTTTGTCGTTGTGTTTATTTTTATGCTAACGCGCTTCGCTTGTTGCGTTCAAACAAATTCCAATAAATTGAACTTTGTTTGATCCGCTTTTTATTTATAGTAGTCCGGTTTCATCATTCTATCGAATTGTGATTGTGGATTGCCGTCGGCATCGAATCCGGGGCGACCTCCGTAGGTCGTTTTTTTCCATTCAGCGTTCTGTTTTGACGTTTCGTTTGAATTCTCCATAATTCCTTTCCATATATTACGATAAAATATGTTATCGTTTTTTTGAATACCGTTTCTGTAATTCTCTAATTCAATTTCCTTAATTTGTCTATCTAAATCAGTGTTCCTTTGTACCAATTCGAGCTGACGTATCTCTTGCTCGATTTTTTGTTTTTGTAATGGTAACGTTGCATTTTGCAAATGTTGAGTCAATATGTCTTGTTTGCTTTTTGCAATGTCTTGCACTGTTTTTGCTATATTACTAGCGTTTGCCATTTTATCAAGCTCATATTTTCCTAACATTACCTGTATATTTGCTTGCATTGTTTGATTTTCTAGATTTGCTTTAAGAATTACGGAATCATTTAATTTTCTTGCTTGTTCCAAGCTATTCTGGTCATATGCGTTCCTTATGGCCATATTTGAAGATGTAAGTTGTTTTAGATTTTCTTCCGCTTTAGCTAATGCAATGTTTTGATACACTTGATCTGTCATTGCTTGATTTTGTTTTACAGCTAAATATGCTTGTAGTGCTTCAGGTGCTGGGTTAACTGAAGGTGAAGCTTGCTGGTTTACATCCGATGTTGTTGTGCCTCTAGCCATTGTTGTAGTACTGTCCGCTCCTTTGCCGTATATTAAATTTGGATTGAGTCCAGCTTGACGGTATCTGTTCATTTGTTGTTTGGGATCGTTGTATGCGTTCATAGCATCAATATCCTCGAGTGACCATTGTCTATCTTCTTGCCTTCTTCTGTTTTCCTCCTTTATATTAGATTCGTTGATCTTATTTATATGACGTCGGTTTAATGCTGAATTTATTAGGCTAAGTCCTCCGCCTATTAATCCACTTGCCGTGGCTCCTCCGCCAGACGATCCTTGGCGGTTTTGTGTTGGTTGTTGATCAGGCATTTTATTTATTTTTTTTTGTTTTTGTACTCATTGGGTCAATGAGCACTAATATATCAAGTATGTATTAGTGCCCTTCGGGTTGTATGATTGCATCCTCTAAATCCATTTGTTTAGAGTTATTTTGTTGACGTTTGCGTTTTATTTCATCCTGTTTATCCCGGATGAATTCTTTGTTGTACATGTTTATTTCTTGTATGTCTACTAGATCTAATTTTCGCACGTCTATGCCTCGGCTGGTGCCTTCCTCATCGTAGATGGGTGTTTTTTGTTCGCCTTCTAGTGGTAGGCCTTTTGCATAACGGTCAAGTAGTTGTCTCATTGACATAGTTTGATCAGGTATTGTCTGTGATACCTGCGTGAATACTTTGCCATTCTTTGGCCTCGATTTGGCGTTTAAGCTGTTGTAAACTGTCATTTTTATTTTGGTTTTTTTGATACTTACGTGTTTTCTCTTGCGATATTAAATCATTTTGTATTGCTTCTTTTGTTAATGTGGATAAATTCGTGGTAATATAATGTTGTTGTAACAAATTTTCGTGATGTAATCCGATAGCCTTTCTTTGACTTTTTGTGTAAATTTTATCCTTATAATATCGTGGCATTGCTATAGTTTTGCCGTCTTTTAATTTAATACAAAAGCGGTTAACCATATCCGCTTTATGATATTTTATCATTTGTGGGGTCAGGTATGCTTTGCCCAATCCTTTAGACATAAGTGTAAAGGGTTTTTCTCTTCCTGTGTGGTCATGGGGGTCGGCTTTTGTAAGATATTTTAATGTGTAGCCGATTGAAGCAAGTTCAACTTGTCCGAAATAGACATGTCCATGTCTCCAGCTGGAGATAATTTCGTGTTCGTCACTATTGAATAATATGACATGATAATGGGGTCTTTGTGTAGTTGTTCCATATTCTGCTACTGCATAATATTTGATTTTGCGTTTTGTTGTTTTGCGTAAAGCTTTAAAAAAGAGTTGTAGATCTCTTTTGCTTACGCTTGGTGGCTCCTCGGCGTAGGTCATTGTTATCCAATGACATGTATCTGAATTTTTGGCCTCGATGTTTAGTCGGTGTGACCATCCGCTTACGCGTCGGCTCCGACATTCGTAGCACTTGCCACAAGGCAAGTGCATACGTTTGTTGGTGAGTTTATCCGTGGTTACCCACGGGTTTAGACATTTGGCCATTAGAACATGGGCGTACCGTATACGGGCATTGGTCGACGTGCGGAAATTTTATTTAAACACTCTATATAGAGGTTATCTTCTCCGTCGTTTACCGCAAATATGCGGTCGATATCTTCGTCCGTTACTTCCAGGAACTGTTGAGACAGTGTAGGTGTTGTTGCGAAGATTCGGCCTAGATGCCAATAGTCTAGAGTTGTGCGGAAGTCTCCAGCTACGCGACTTGCTAGGTACTTATATTCGGCATAACGTGGTATGTAGCCGAATGTAGTTTGTGGTGTTGCTGTGTATCCGAAAATTTCATTTTCCGTTACTTCCTGTTCACCGATATTGGCAAATGAAGGCCAATAGAATTCGGTGGGGTCTGTTTTAAGGTAGTTTCTTGGTATACCTTGTTGGTAGGCAGTTTTAGGCATAACGGACATAATACCGATTATATAGCCGTGTTCTTCTACGTTGTAGCTGCCTGTGTATCCGCTTCCGACGGATACAGCGTGACCTGCCATGTTTCCCTGTGGCAGTCCGCCTGATTCTCCCGTAGTGTTCAGTACTTCTGACACGATTACGGGTGTTTTTACGCCTGTTATATATTCTGGGCGTTGGAGTCGT